CAAATACAACTTGATTGTTAAATCTTAATTCAACTCTTTGAATTTCCTGGAAACGGAGAGTATTGTTGTATTGTTTGTATGCATCGTTCTGAACAATAAAAAATAATTCTTTGACTGGGTGTCTAAAATTGAGCATAACAGTTTTCTTAGAGAGTGGATATTCCATGTTAAACTGTGCCAACTGGACCTGTGTTATAACATAATCAATTGGTCTAGTCATCAAGTAATGTCTTTCTTCGTTCATTAAGAAACCAAAACTTGATTCTAATGAGACACTTCTCAATACAGATTTAATATCTTCCCCCCATCGCTTTCCTATTCTTCGACCACCAAAGATGACATCATTAAATTCTTTGAGTTTCAATCTCATTTCAACTTTTTGTCTTTGAAGAGCACACATGGGAATAGACAAACTTGGTTCTCTGTAAAAATAAAATGGAAGGTCTAAAATGTAAGTGTTAAAGTTATTTTCATTGTATTCGGGCATAGATGCAGCAACAATTTCATATACATCATCGTAAGCATCGTCTGTGTGATTATCTAAAAAGTCTCCATGACCATTAATTTTTCTAAGAGCATTCTTAACATCATTTCCACTGTTGTTCAACTGCTGGTGTATGTAAATGTATTCGCCTGTTAATCTTTCAATATGCTGTCCCCCAATGAATAAATCAACATAATCAATTAATTCAGTACATACAGAAGGAACATATGGAAGATTTATCGTCTGAACATATGAACCCATTTTACCTTTGATTGTTTCTGGAAAGTCTTCATGTTCAATATCATTCATTGTTATTCGAAGTGCAAGGTTTTTGATTAAGTCTCCTTTTGAATATGGAATCTCACAATACAAATCTTTACCCCAGTCCTGGGTTCCAGAAAAGGGCATCTCAACTTGTTCAACAGAAAATTTAGAGTGGCGTTTATAATTTACAAAAAAGTAAGACATCTGAGGATCTTTTGTGAACCATTGGTCTAGAGCACCTTTCGCAGCAATTTTCAAGGTGCCTGACATTACTAATATAGGTGAGTAAAAATTTAATGAATAAAAACAGCGAGGAATATTAAGATGTCTCCAGTCAATCTACAATTGAAGAAATTTGACCCCAAAAAAATGGGAGATGACAGGATATGTGTTTTTATTGGTAAGAGAAACACAGGTAAGTCTTACCTTATTCGAGACATTATGTATCATAAGAAACATATACCAACAGGAATAGTTCAATCAGGAACTGAAGATGGTAATGGATTTTATGGAAATTTTGTGCCTGACTTGTTCATATACAATGAATACGATAAGGAAGCTGTTGAGAGAGTTATGGATAGACAGAGGAAAATTATAAAAAGTGGTAAAAAGACTTCTTCTTTTATGCTTTTAGATGATTGCATGTATGATAATAAGTTCCTAAAAGACACCGTTATGCGTCAAGTATTTATGAACGGTAGACACTACAATATATTTTTTATGCTTTCTATGCAATATTGTATGGATATGCCTCCCGCATTAAGAGCAAACATTGACTATGTTTTTGTACTCAGGGAAAATATAGTTGCTAACCGAGAAAAAATATGGAAAAATTTTTTCGGTATATTCCCTACTTTTGACCTATTTAATAAAACAATGGATGCATGTACAGAAAATTTCGAATGTCTTATACTGGATAATACTGTTAAATCTAATAAAATAGAGGACTGTGTATTTTGGTATAAGGCTAAATACCCACCACCAAAGTTTAAGGTGGGTTCACCTGGTTTTTGGGGTATGCACAAGAAGATGTATAACCCTAAATATGACAGTGCAACTTCTTCAACTCAGGCGATGAAAAAGGCTGGTAAAAAACAAGTGGGTATAACAATTACAAAGGCAAAGAAATAATTGCGTCAAGTTATTTTTCATAAAACATCTGTACACACCAAATGTCAGGAGTTAATACAATGAATTTGGCAATGAGCGATGACGGTATGGTTGCATTGGATAATCCATACATTCCACCACCAAATTCTCCAAATTCAAATCCACCCATGACTGAAACTTTAATGTCACCCAAAGATGAAGAAAAATTACGCAAATTAATGCCTCCAATGGGTGCGAATTCCGTAGAAAAAAATGTCGAGAATAAACAAATGACCATGGACTCCACTCCAATTTCTGATTTGGTTGAATCATATAACTCAGGTTCTGCTATTGGTTTGTCTGAACCACCAGCTCCAAGTGCCGATCCACGCATGCAAAGCTTGACTATGACTGCTCCCCAGCCACCAGCGAGCATGGTTCCACAACCAGCTGAACAGCCCAAGCCAGTTGCTGAAAACAAAAACCCATTCAACTTGACTGATGATCAAATGGAAGCGCTTCTCGTTGGTGTGTGTGCCGCTATTGCCATTAGCAAGCCTGTTCAGGAGAAACTCGCTTCTTCAGTTCCCCGATTCATGAATGACATGGGTGGACGCTCAGCGGTGGGTCTCGCTTCTACTGGTCTCGTTGCGGCGATCGCTTATTTCATTATTCAACGTTACATTTTCAAAAAGTAGATTATTTTTGAAAACATATAAATTTATACATTTTTTTTGAAAAATACAAGTTTTTCAAATTTAATTCAAAGCATTGTTGAAATTCATGTTTTCCACTGGGAACGCGCTCATGACAGTGCTTAGAACAAGCAATGAGAAGAGGAAGAATCCTAAATACATTATGGCAACCTTGATATTACTCTTTGGTTTTTTACCGAATTCCTTAGTTCCTTTACTTATTTCTGGTGTCACATTCATGAAAGCACCTAACAAGCCACCACTCATGATGATGACAAGGAAAAGGAACTTCCATCGTACAAGAAGAAGATTTGGGTCTCGAGCAGCAAAGAATCGTATCATTAGTGGAACAATACCCGCCATCCATACAGTGTTATAAACATATCCATCTGAGAAATGTTGGGCCAAAATTGCAAGGTATAAGAAGAACCATGTAAATGACATCTGAAGACTTTGCATGTCAATCATTATTTAATCTAATGTAATTAAATATTTTTTTATTCACCGTCCTGAATATAGGATGAACAGAATCTAGTTTTAGAGTTGATTGGTTGGTAAATTCCTAACTCATTACATATATTCTTAAGTTTCTTTGTCTGTTCCCAAAAATCTGAACTATGGCTATATTCATCGACTGTTGAATGTGCTAATTCATGGATGAGAACATGCATTATTTCATTTGGTTCTCCATCTATACACAAACCTATTTCATACCCTTTGTTCGTGTTGTATCCCAAAGTTTTATTAAAAATTTTATTGTGGGCAACGAGGGGTATTTCATTTTCTAAAACTTTAAATTCTTCTGGTCCATTTTTTTCAATGTGTTCCCTGAGAATCCTGTATCGTTCTTTCACTACTTTGAAATTATGAGGCTCTTTTGTATTTATGAAAATGTATATGTTTATAATTATTAACAAAATAGCTACAAGCATCTTATTCTAAAAGGATATTTTTTATAATATCGTGGGATTCCTTTTCATCAACATCAAACCAAGTTCCATAAAATACTTGGTGTAAGAAATCTGGAACCCCTTTTAAATCAATAGGTATTTCTTTCGCAGGTAGTGTCAACCAACCTGATTTAACTTCTTTTTTTACATCCCTGAAGACACCTTGGTCTTGGCATATAACAGGTTTTCCAAAATAGTTTGCCTCTAACATTGGTAATCCAACCCCTTCTCCTCGTGTAAATGAAATGACATAGTCGCACAAATTATATAAACTCGCAAGTCTTTCTAATGAAATCTTTTCAGTTATTATTTGAATATTTTTTGTTGTTGTCAATTCATCATCTTTGTTTGTCTTAACAATTAATAAATGATTTGTTCCCTCTGCAGCTTTAGCAAAAACTTTTGTGAGAGTTGTTACATTTTTTCTTTTATCATTTGTTCCGACATATAGAAAAATTTTTCTTTCTTTGTCCATAACTTTGGGAACAACAAATGGTTTCATCCTAATCAAATCAGATGTATACCAATTTGGTGAAACTGCGTTGACTCCATGTGAAATCAAAATTTCTTTGAGATAATCATATGGAACAATAACTTCATCAAAAACTTTCATTGATTGTATAATAGCTGGATGAACATCTGTTGTTTCAAACATTGTAAATAATTTTATTTTATTAAATTCTGCTTTCAATTGATTTTTCCAATGGGGCCAAAGAAGGAAAGTTTCAACAATTTCGGAAACTGTGACTGTTCCTTCTTCATCATCCCCTTTTAAACCACAATGTGGTTCCAAAAAAAATCTTCCAACAATTTTACCAAACATTGTTTTATTCTTCATAGAGTTTTTTGTTTAACCAATAATCCACACGAATGTCTGGTCTATCTGTTGCGCACGCGTAATCTAGACCTTCCATGGGACATGGTTCAGTTTCAATTGAATGTTCCTTAATGAGGTCTTTTCTCACATACGTGACTTCAAACATTCTTGGGAAATAACCATCGAGCCATGGTTGAAGTGGTGCATTGTTTCCATGAAAGTGAACACAAACAAAATGTTCATTCAATGTTTCAAATACATATTTAATAAATGGTTCCATTCGAATAAATTGGTCTCCCATGATTGGCATGTGGAATTCAATCAAAAGTTGTGAGAAGTTTTTGATGTATTTTATGGAACTCGCAAAGACATTCCATTCAGAACCCTCAACATCAATTTGAGCCATCAAGTTTGAACTTTCTGTGTGTCCATTTTGTTTAATGTGTGTATCAATAGTTCCAAACTTTTTACCTCCTGCATCATAAAAATTTTCATGAGCCAAACCTTCTTCAAAATAATTTATAAAATGTGGTTTGTCTGTTATACCTTTGAATGGGTCATATACATAACATTCCTTTCCATATCTTTTATTAAAGGCGTTTTCAAAAGTAATATTGTCATCACAACCATATGAATAAAGTGCGTCGTATGAATCATTTTCAAGTTCGGCAACTACATATCCTCCATCTCTTTCTTCACCGAGGCGAAATTTCTTGAGATTTGTTTTTTGTGGAATAACGCATCTCTTAATAAGGCGAGCAACATCAAGAAACTTCTTTTCGAAGTCAGTCATTATAATACTTAAAGTATTGGTTTCTTTAATAGATACAATGGTTGAACTAGAGGATGTTCCAACAATGACATATGCTGTCGAGGTGTGCAATGAGGATAAGGAGCTCTATTCTCTCCTATCATTTCTTGTTAAAGTGAAGGATTCTGCAGATGACATTAATATTCTTGTTGATTCCGGTAAAGAGACTGAAGAAGTTAAAAAAGTTTTGGAACAATTCAAGGACTCTATAAGCATTCATTACAGAGAATTCAATGGAGATTTTGCTGCTCATAGAAACTATCATATTGACCAATGTAAGGGAGATTACATTTTCATGATTGACGCGGACGAAATTCCACAAGAACCTCTTATTCAACACATGAAGGAGCCAATTATGAAAACTCAGTGTGATATGATTTTTGTTCCACGAATTAATGTTGTTCCTGGTCATACTGGTGAATGGTTGGAAAAGTGCAACTTCAAAATTAATGAAGCAGGGTTTATTAACTGGCCAGATTTCCAAGGTCGAATCTTCCAAAACAAGAGTTCTATTCGTTGGACTGAAACTCTTCATGAAAAGCTTCAAGGGTATGAAAAGGCTATTGCCTTGGAAGCGAACCCATTGAACGCCATGTGGCATGTAAAGTCAGTTGAGCGACAGGACAAGCAAGACCAATTTTATAAGCAATTGGGTTAAAGACATAATACACTAAACACTTAAAGATGTGGTGGCCGTTAATGAACGACGCGATTACTTCGTCAGATAAACAGACACTTATAGACTTTATTAACTCTACTGATAAATACACTAATGGTAAGAAGGTCGCAGAATTTGAGAAGGCGTGGTCAGACTGGTTGGGTTGTAAGAACTCTCTCTTTGTTTCATCTGGGAGCACTGCTAACTTTTTGTTATTGGCAGCTGTTAAAGAGCTCTACAATATACCAGATGGATCTCGCGTCTTGGTCCCAGCTTGCACCTGGGTTACCAATGTTGCCCCCGTATTCCAAGTGGGTTTGGAACCAGTATTTGTTGATATAGACTTTGAAACATTTAGTTTTGATGTGTCTAAATTACCTGACGAAGATATTAAAATAGTTTTCATCACCCACTTACTTGGTCTCAACGCACCAGTTGAGGCTCTCAAAGAAAAATATCCTAACGCGCTATTCTTGGAAGACATCTGTGAATCCCATGGACTCAAGGGTCCCGATGGAACAAAGAGAGGTTGTGGAACGGGAAGCACTTTCAGTTTCTATTATGGTCATCACATGACAACTGTTGAGGGTGGCATGGTTTGCACGGATGATGATAATCTCTATGAACTCATGAAATTGAAGAGAAGTCATGGCATGGCTAGAAATCTTTCACCCAAGAATTACGAATACAATATAAAAATGTTTCCAGATTTGGACCCAAGATTTTTGTTCTTGACAGATGGATATAATTTTAGAAGCACGGAATTCAATGCTGTTTTGGGGTTAGAACAATTGAAGAGATTGGATGAAAGTATTAGAATTCGTCGTGAGAATTATAAATATTTTATTGACAACTTGGACAAGGATAAATTTTATGTTCCACCATATGATGGAGGAAATAGTAGTTTCTGTTTTCCATTTATTTGCAAGTCCCGAGAAGATAAACAAAAATTGTTGAAAATATTGGATGAATTGGAAGTTGAAACAAGACCAGTTGTTGCTGGTAATTTATTGCTTCACCCATTCTTGGAAAAGTGGAAGGACACTGTTGAAGTTCCAAATGCAGAAAGGCTAAATGAATGTGGTTTGTATGTGGGCAATAGTCAATTCGTAAACATAGAAATGATACATAAAGTTTTTAATGTAATTAATGATAAATGGTGAAAATTTTATTGAACCATATGGGTATTGGCGATGCTATTATGTTAAATGGCATGGTCAGACATTTCGCGGAAGATGGTAAAGTTGTTGTGGTTGCAAAGATTTGTCATGAAATATTGATGCGTTTTATGTATCGTGATTTGGGAGACCAAATTGATTTTATTTTTGTTGAGACAACACAGCCTCAACATGTTTGGCAAAAAGTTTGGGAATATCACAATAAATGTGGAAACAATTCTAGAATAATTCCGCTTTCAACATATGGAATGGATGACCACACTTGGGCAAAATGGACGCAAACAGAGGGAATATCTAATTGGTCCGAGGTAGTATATAACCAAGCAGGTGTTCCCCATGAATACATGAGAACAAAGTTTAAACTTATAAGAGAACCAGAAAGAGAACTTAAGCCGCCAGAAGAACCTTACATGTTTGTTCATGATGACCCCGAGAGAGGTAGAGTTATAAATGTTGATACAGAATTTAATGTTTTCAAACCTCACAGTAAAGTGACCAATTTGAGAGAAGAATATTTTGAATCAAATGTTCCAAATATTTTTGATTATATTTCAATCATTGAAAATGCGAAAGAAGTACATTGTATGAACTCAAGTTATAATTGGTTTATTGAACTAATGAAATTGGGTAAAAAGGAAACAAACTTTTTCCATACAACAGTGGCTCATAAATATTATAAACCAAGTATCGTCAAACAAGTATTTTCAGATGATGTATGGACTTTTGTAGACGAAGAATAAAATATGATATATAATTAAGATGTTGTCTGGTTGGAATAATATATTACCTCCCCCCGTGTTAAACTGGAATAAAGCTGAAAAATATATTGTAGATTCAAATGAGAGAGGAAAATTTACACATAACTTATTCCAAAATGGGAGTAGGGCATACCTTATAAAATCAAAACTTTTATTAGAACCAAGTGAGTTTAAATATTATACAAAATTAAAAAATAATTATGAAATAAATCGTTCCCTATCTAATCACAAATACCAATTTGTAAATATTAGAAAAAGTCGAGGACGAAGACGACACATAGACGTAATTGAACCACTATTTAAGAATCATCCTCCGTATAGCAATATTAATTTTACTAAAATTACATGGGATGATGTAAAGCCTGTCATTGTTGTATTAAAGGCAAGGATGGCTCAGGAAATTGGTAATATGAAAAGGGCTATTAATAAAATAAATGACATGCCTTCACCGAGTCGCAAAAAAGATAAAATGACTGAATTTAACAAAAAATATAAAAATGTGTTAAAAAAGCTTAACAAAATTAACATGACTCCTAGCAGAAAAGAGCGTTTAAATAATGTTAAGAATTTGATAAATAAACAAAAAGAAGAAATAAAAAAATCTAAACCAAAGAGACAACTTAATTTTAGATATGCAAATGGTTCTTCAAATTCGAACAATTAAAGACCCAAGTCAAACTTAATTTAATAATTGTCAAACAAGTATTTTCAGATGATGTTTGGACTTTTGTAGACGAAGAATAAAATATAAATTATAATAAGATGAAGAAGAATATTGTCACACCAGAAATGAAAAGAGATCAAAAAAATTTTTTAAATGAAACAAAAAAAATGTTAAAAGAAATGAGATCAGAATTTAGAAGTTCTGTAACGAATAGAAATAAAATCCCAAACAGAAAAGCATACATAACAGATTTGATGACTTTAAGAATACGAATGGAACTCTATAAGACTACAAGTCCATCATATCACACAAGCCCTAACTATAAATTGTTAAGAAAATCTATAGTAAATACAATGAATAGACAGGGAGTTAATTATAGAAATAGAAATAATACAAATTAAAGACCTA